AAGGTAATTGAAACCGTCATGGATCAAGTGAACAAGAATATGATTACCGCATGAGCATTCGCATCCCCATCATTTCCGAATTTGACTCGGCTGGAATTGACAAGGCCGTTAAACAATTTGATGCTCTTAAAACCAATGGCGAGAAAGCCCAGTTCGCTATTAAGAAAGCAGCGATCCCTGCCGCGCTTGCTGTTGCTGGACTGGGTGCCGCACTTGTTGACTGCACAAAAGGGGCAATGGAGGATCAGGCCGCACAAGCCGAACTAGCCCGAACCCTGTCAATATCGACGTCGGCTACTGATGCACAAGTTAAAGCAACCGAGGATTTCATTAGCAAGATGTCTTTGGCATCCGGCACAGCTGACGATGAACTACGCCCAGCACTTGCTTCACTGGCTCGAGGTACCAAAGACCTTAAACAAGCGCAAGAGGGGCTAACCCTTGCGCAAGATATTTCCGCAGCAACTGGCAAAGACCTAGGCACAGTTTCCGATGCACTTGCAAAGGCGTATCAAGGGAACTATAAAGCCCTCCAAACATTGTCCCCTGAAATGAAAAAGATCGTCAAAGACGGCGCTGACATGAACACGATCTTGGACGTGCTCGGCGGAACATTTGGCGGAGCAACCGCCACCGCTGCCGGCACAGCCGAAGGACAGATGAAACGTTTCGGAATTGCCATTTCCGAGGCAAAAGAAAACATCGGCGCCGCACTGATCCCAGCACTTGAAAAGATGATGCCGATCCTGTTGGCATTTGGCAAATGGGCACAAGATCATACGACCGCATTCCTCATCATCGGTGGCGTCATCGGAGGCATCGCAATAGCGGTCTTGGCTGTCAACGCCGCCCTAAAGGTTTACAACGCAATACAGGCCATCACAAACGGTCTGACGGCAGTCTGGAACGCACTCCTACTAGCCAACCCAGTGACACTCATCATCCTTGGCATCATTGCCCTCGTCGCGGTAATGGCAATCCTGTACACCAAATTTGAGGCTGTCCGCAACATCGTGGACACCGTGTTCAGTTTCATAAAAACCGCTGTCACTACCAGCATTGGCTTTATCACCTCATACGTTGAAACAGTGCTGGGAGTTTACAAAACGATTTTTAACACGATCGCAAAACTATGGAACAACACCATTGGCAAACTCCATTTCAGCATCCCGTCATGGGTGCCAGGTATCGGTGGTGCAGGGTTTGACGTGCCAGATATTCCAATGCTTGCCAACGGTGGAATAGTAAATAGTCCAACGCTTGCCATGATCGGAGAAAACGGTCCGGAGGCCGTCGTGCCTCTCGGCAAAGGCGGAGCGATGGGCGGAATAACAGTCAACGTCAACGGCGGTTTCTCCACGTCAGCCGAGATCGGTCAGGCAGTAGTTAACGCCCTTCGAGCATTCAACCGTCAACAAGGCGCAGCCTCAATCGCGGTAACAGGGTATGCCTGATGCCCGGCACAGCTGTCGTTGCGTCTGGTAACTACATCCTTGAAGTAGACACCGGTTATGACTGGGGATCGTTCACGCTCAACGACACCACAAAAGGCGTCCTAAACAACACGACGTACACGCTTGGCCCAAACGTCACCTATGCGGATATCACCGCAGGCGTGTTAAGCGTTGACATTATGCGCGGACGAAAAGACATTGGAGACCAATTCACCCACGGTCACATGGGTTTCGTTTTAACTGACAGCAAATACACGTCAATGATTTTCAACCCATTTGACACTTCATCGCCTTACTACGATCCAGCAACCGCACAACCTGGACTTGCACCTTTGCGAAAAATACGGTTCGGGCGTTACGACTCAACCAACACAGTCGATTACTTATTCTGCGGTTACATCGTGAACTATGGGTACACGTTCAACCTTGGCGGTATTGACACCGTGAGCGTTTCATGCGCGGACGATTTCTACATCCTTGCCCAAACTCAACTTGCTGCATGGAACCCATCAGAGGAAATATCTGGCACTCGACTTACCAACCTGTTAGACAAAACCGAAGTCGCTTATCCGGCAACGACACGAAACATCGCTACAGGGACCGTGACTCTCGGCGGATCCGCCGCCTACACCGTTGCCAACGGAACCTCGGTCGCCGCATACGCCAACAAAATTAACCAAGCCGAACAGGGACGCATCTTTATCAGTCGAGGCAACTCGTCAGGCAAAGGTGTATTCACATTCCAAAACAGGATCGGCAACACCCTCGGCACGTCAATGATTGACTTCCATGATGACGGCGCGGTAGGTACAGCGCCATACAACGGGGTCAGTATTTCATTTCAAGGCGATCAGGTTTGCAACCGCGCAAGCGTCACCATTGCAGGATCGTCCAGCCCACAGGTCGCAGACAACACCGCAAGCCAAGCCAAATATCTCATCCAATCGCAGTCAATAACAGACAGCCTTTTGCACAATGACACCGCAGCTGCAACCCTCGCCAGTTACCTAGTAGTCGCCAACCCTGTAGCGCGATTTAACGAACTAGACACCAACCTGCCAATGATCTCATCCACCGCATTACGTGAAGCCGCCGTCACCGTGGACATTGGCGACGTGATAACGATCCAAAAGAACATCGTTACTGGCCCATCTACTAATTACCAAATGAGCCAATCCAGCGCCGTTGAAGGCATCGCCCACAACATCAATTTCAGCCAAGGCCACTCAATCACCTACTACACAAGCCCAACCACCATCGTCTACCAGCTCATCCTTAATGACCCGGTATATGGCACACTCGACACCACGAATGTCTTAGGATAGGAGCACTATGACTACGCCTTTTCCGTTTGTCGCGTCAGCTGTATTGACTGCCGCGCAACTTAATGCAATAACCGAATTGCCTGTCAGCGCCAAAACGGCCAGTTACGTACTTACGGCCGCCGATGCCGGCTCTCGAATCCAAATGACATCAGCATCGTCAACAACGATCACAGTAAATACTGGATTATTCACAGCTGGTCAAAGCGTTTACATTTACAACTTGGGCGCTGGAGTTTGCACGATCACCGCCGGCACAGCAACAGTTACAACCACTGGATCTTTAGCGTTGGCGCAATATGGAGGTGGAACGCTTTTATTCACCAGTTCTAGCGCTGCTACTTTTTTTAGCGGTGGCGGTGCTATTTATGGCACTGCAACAGGTGGATCGTCGTCAAGTATCACTGTAAGCGGAACTAATTATACGCTTTTAACGTTCACGGCTTCTGGCACCTTGACAGTGACTAAGTCAGGTTTGTTTGATGTTTTGGCTTTTGGTGGAGGCGGAGCAGGATCGGCCGCAGCATTTGGAACCGAATCATGCGGAGGCGGAGGATCAGGGGGAATTATGCAAACCACCCTTTATTTGTCTGCAAACCAAACCGTGACCATTGGTTCAGGTGGTGCTGGCGGTTCAAACATTTTAGGAACGCAAGGTCTTACATCAACCATTGGTTCAGTTGCTGCAGTCGGTGGCGGTGCAGGCGGTGTTAACAGCTCTTATACACCGTGGGGTGGTTCGGGTGGTGGCCAGTGGTCAGGAGTTACAAACTACGGAACAGGCGCTGCAATTGCTGGGCAAGGTTATCTTGGTGGTGCTGGAGCAGTTTCGGCTGCGAATACCGGTGGAGCCGGAGGCGGTGGAGGAACGGCCGCGGTCGGCGGAACGGGCACAAGTTCGTCTGGCGGCACCGGTGGAACGGGAACCGATGTCAGCACATTTATTAGTGGCACCGCGCTATTTAAAGGTGCCGGTGGGGGCGGCGGTCGCCAAGCTGGGACAGGTGGAAGCGGAGGATCTTCCATCGGCGGAAACGGAAACTCAAACGGCGCCGCCGGTGGATCAGCCGCAGCAAATACCGCATCAGGCGGAGGCGGAACATCAGGCGCGGTTGGTGGATCAGGTGGTTCAGGAATCGTTTACGTAAGGTTCAAGGTTTAACATGGCAAATTTTGCAAAAGTATCAAACGGGATAGTCGAAAATGTCATCGTCATATCAAACATTGACTGCGACAATTTGCCATTTCCAGAAAGTGAACCAGTAGGTCAAGCATATATTGCTTCGCTAGGTCTTGAAGGCGATTGGTTGCAAACCAGTTATAACAACAATTTTCGAGGCAACTATGCCGGAATTAATTACTCATTCGATGCGTCAATAGGCGAATACGGAGAGTTTGTTCCACCAGTTCAACCGGCATGACATGGCGACTCAAATTGTGGTTGCTTGCGTCACTGGCGGTTTCGCTGTGGTCGTTGCACTCATCAGCAAGATCGGCCGCGACAACAAAAAAGACCACGGCGAAGTACACCGAACCTTGGGTCGAATAGAACAAAAAATTGACAAACATCTGGAGAATCATCAATGAAAGACAAAGACAAAGCAATGCTTGCCAGTTATGCACGTTCAGCCGTTGGCGCACTTGTCGCGGTTTACTCGACTGGTACCATGGATCCGATGAACTATGTGAAAGGCGCTGTAGCCGGCATCATTCCGCCACTGATGCGTTGGGTGAATCCGAACGACAAAGGTTTTGGGCGTG